GAGTGACCAGAATATCAAAGGTTTTTTCAAAATGACCGAAGTTGAACTCTTGTGGCACGACTCCTAGGCATTGTTTGGCCTCAGAAGGATGGGTGTCTAAATTGTAGCCAAAGATTTCTACAGTTCCGGAGGTTTTTTTAGCCAGTGAGCTGATGATACTGATCGTTGTAGACTTGCCTGCACCATTGGGCCCTAAAAGTGCATAGAACTCTCCTTCCGGTACAGTCAGATTAATTCCTTTGAGAGCTTGAAAACCATTTCGATAGGTTTTGGACAAATCCCTTAGCGTCAATGCATCAGTCATGAATTTCTCGCATGGTGAATAGAAAAGATATTCTGAGCGATCTGCTTCAATAAACCAAGTACATTAATGGTAATCGGCAAGCTAGAGATTAAAATTTGCTTAAAGCGTAAGCATCAGTGGTGTTTATCTGCATTTATGTACTTTACCTTGCTCATTTTTTTGTTATGATGTGCATCGCGCGTTCGTAGCTCAGTTGGATAGAGTACAGGTTTCCGAAGCCTGGGGTCGTGGGTTCGATCCCCGCCGGGCGCACCAATCTATTATATAAAATCAATAACTTAACTATATTTTGGCGTATATTTGGCGTAATGCGCTATTTATCCACAGGTTTAGAGGTAATTTTGCTTCTTATCAAAGGTCCATCTTTTGCCGTTGTAAGTGACAGTTCCATCCAAATTAATCGGCAACTCTTTTAATGAGTAGTCGTAGATTTTAAGAACATTCCCGTTCTTATCTAAATCAGCGGGTAGATTGCAAATATTCTCCATTCTGCCCGCTTCCGAAACCATGATCATGACTTGCGACATCACAAAGCTCTTACACAAATCGAGACATTCACATTACTATTAATAGTGTGAGCTGTGCAACCTGAGAAGATTAAGCACAGCAATGTGATGATCGATGCAACTTTGGTACGTTTGCACATATAAGTTACTTCTTTAAAAAGAGTGCTCGTTCTGCTTCTCGGCGACGAACTAGGCCCTTCATAACCTTGCCACCTGCTTTGTTCCATACAAGGAATTGATCGGCAGCGCCTTTGTAGTCGCCTTTATTAAGCAACTTGAGCAAAGTTGAATTCTTTAAAGCACCTGCGCCAATGTTGTAAGTCAGAGAAACCAAAGCATCAAACTGATTTTGATTTAGGGGCACTGTCACAGATTCATTTACTGTTTTTTCAAATTTGGCCAAGTCGTGTTTAAAGTAAGCTTTAGCTTGTTCAGGTGTGCAAGTATCACCTTGCTTAACCTTCACACCATTTGGATAAACTGTAGTGCCAGTTACAATAGTCCAGATACCAACACCATCATCATAAGCTTTAAAGCGCGTATCTTCGAAGCCTGAAATTAGTTCCACTCCAACATCACTTGTCGTTTTCCCACTTGGTGCAAGTTTTTCGACCACTTTATTTAAATCATCTACTTGTGCTTGCGTTAGTTTACCACCTGCAATGACACGGGCGGCGTCGAAGAATGGTTTAGTTGTCATTGGATTCACCTTTCTTTTTCTCTAATTCAGAGCTACCAAAATAAAAGCCACATGCAGTTGTCATAGCCCCTGCAATGAAGCCCAATGCTGTATTAATCAGATTGCTATTTTCTCGGGGCATATCCACAAAAAATAAAGCAATCACTAAAACAAACATTAATCCCACCAATGCGAAAGCTAGATATGCTCGAGTATTTTCACTGTTCATCTTTTTGCTTCCTCCAATCGTGATACTTTCTCTTTAATTAAAGACTGGTCTTGGCTTAATTGAATAATTGAAGATCCAACCCACGCACACAATGAAAATACGATGCCTGCAAATATTCCCAGCAATACACGCAGCACAGAAATTCCACCATCTTGCGCTGCTGTGCGGTTTTCTAAATTGGCGACTTTGATATCCAATGTATCGATATCCTTTTTGTTCTGTTCGCTAGTCTCTTTGTGCGCTTCATTAATGAAAGTCAGTCGAGTAACATGATCTGACAACATGCGAATATCACTCTGAATGGAGTCGATTTTCTTTTCAAATCTCAACCCGTATGATTCATTTTCAGTCATGCCTTCCCCCTTTCGTTTAGGCAATAAAAAAGCACCCGGTTGGGTGCTGTTACTTTTTCATTTCAATAACACTTAACGTTCTCGAAGTAATCATAAAGTTGCTTCTTGATTCCACATTTAATGGAATATTAACGCCCTCCTGTCGAGCAAATCCTGCTTTAAGTGTGTAGGTAACATTGCCAATAGTACTGTTATCATCAATAGCTGAAACGATAACCGCAGTCCCGTTGAAATTGACATTAATAGTACCAGTTTCAAGATTTGCACCTAATGAACCCCGTCCAATTAAATTTCCATTCCGATATATAGAAATATAAAAAGAAGCCATGGCCCTGTCATTTGCTGCAATTGGATTACCTCGTCCGTCACTTACACTAAAAGCGCCAAAAGTAGGTGTGCAAATATTTACTGAAGCATCAATTCTAACTTTTCCACCACTTCTATTTAACGTTACTTGTAAAAGTGTACCTATATGATTTTCCCACGCTGATAGGTGGTTGTTAAAATCATTATTAGGCTGTCCACTTGTAACTCCACCTGCAAAAGTAGTGATAGTCTTTACATCAATTGCTTTTACACCTATTGGAACTGTTACAGCTTCATCTTTAATTTTTAAAGTATCAATTGCGCCATCTTCAATATTCGCAGTTTTGACTTTAATTGTCCCCAAGTCTGCACTAATAACGCTTAAGTTTTCAGCCCAGATTCGATTGGCATTGATATATCCAAAACTACCATTATCGACATACAAACCACGCGGAATAACAGTACCGTTTGGCAAAGTCACAGGCTTATTTTGCAATGTCATTAAGGGTTTTGGCTCAATACCATCTATACCCACTGGAGTACCAAATTGAATACGGTCATAGTTAAAAATGAAAGTTGAAGTAGTTCCATCATTCATTGATCCATGGCCTGAAACATGACCATTTACATCGAACTTGATAAACTGCTGAGCATAGATGCCATCTACACTTTCACTGACATTTTGAATAGACGAACTATTCTTACCGACTTTAGTTTGCAACGTTTCCGTTACTTTTATCGTTGAAGAAATAGCACTTGAATTTGCCTCGAGCTGGCGCTTGAATACGGCATTGTTCTCATTCATCTGAGCAGAAAGCTGTTCAGTAAGTTTAGCTTGAGCCAAATCACCTTCGATACGAGCAGATTGCTCGGTCCATACGCCTGCATAACCTCCTTCATTTCCGATTAAGTCAGATTCTGACCCGATCAACGGAGGATTGATTTGCGCGTAAACTCCATCAATCCTTGTAGTTTGGGCAATAACTTTGTCATCTACATTCTTAATATCAGACTTAACTTGCTCAAGTGCACCAGTTGAAGCTTTATCGTCAAGCTCAAGATTAATGGAATCAATCGCTTCGGCATTTGCCGATGCCTGCTCAACTGCTACCTGTGCCGACTGGCGTACAGTTGCAAGAGCACTATCATTGCTTGCGATATACGTATCAATCTTTTGAACAGTTACTTTATCGCCTTCAATTCGCGCTTGTACTTCTCGTTGTGCATAAGCCTGTAAGTTATTTAACTCAACTGCCGTTGTATCAATACGCTTACTAAGTGCTAAATCCCCTTCGATCATTGCCGATTGAACAGACCATGTGCCAGCAAAACCTTGATCGTTACCAATTAGATCTGATTCAGAGCCAATCAATGCAGGATTCAGTTGTGCATACACACCATCTGTTTTTTCAGCAACTAATGAAAGATCATCTGCAACAACACGAATATCTTCCTGAACCGCCGCAAGACCATCATCACTTGATTTCTTGACCGTTTCCACAACTTCAAGAACACTTTCATCACCATCAATAATTTGCTGTGAAAGGCCATCTGAAGCTTGCTGAATAGCGTTTTGACGATCAATGACTTCTTGTGCAATCCGATCTTTCGTATTTTGTATATCTTGCTTAATTGGACCAATTTCAGCGTCAATAGTCTCAATATGATCAATCTTGGTTTTAAGATCCTGATTGAGCTGAGATTCACTGATTTGATCATTCAAGAGCTCAAGAACGTCTGTAGCATCGGCAGAAGTTGTCGCATGAGTCCAGTCCGACCATGGCCCAATATTTCCGATTCTATCAATCAAACGGCCACGATAGAATTGAGTTAAGTTAGGTTGTAAACCTTGCAAAGTATGTGTTGTCGTTGGATAAGCAAATAAACCCAATTGAGCAATGTTGCTGGTACCATCCGGTGAAACTTGAATCTCGGTATAAGCCGTATCAAGTGCGCCAGTTGCAGGAAAACCCCAATTTAGGCGCATACCAAACAAAATACCTGTTGCTTGGATGAATGCTAAAGCTGGTGGCAAACCTTGCTTGCCATTAAGCTTAGTGACAACTGAATAAGTTGGTAAAGAGGAAATATCCGAAGCATTAACCGCTGTAACTTTTGCTTGATAGTTGCCAGCATAAATACCCGGCAACTCAATTGAGTTATTGCCGGTAACTGGCAGCTTAATCCAGCTACCATCATCTTTCCGCCATTCAACCAGATACTTAACCGCACCTTTTGCTTGCGTCCAAGACACAACCATGGTGGCAACATTAATACCTTGATCCACCCGATCTTCGCTTGTAATAACAATATTTGAAACTGGTTCTTGAATATTGGGATTAACAATTGAAATTGGCACATCGATATAATGAGCGCCATGATCAATTGCATCAAACTTTTTCGGATTGTACTCAAGCGCTGTAATAGTAAATTGATGTGAATCACTTTGAACTACTGACAAAACCCTAAATTTAAGCGTTGCCAAATCTTGAGCATCAATAACCCATACGTTTTGAGGTGCAATTTCATCAAAAGCTACAGAAACAGTTATGACGCGGCCTGTAATTGCTTGGACAATACGAGTTTGAGCTTTCCCGTTTTCTCCATTAATGATGAGTCTATCACCCGCTACTGCGACCACATCATCACGGTCAAGAGTAATGCTTTTTCGATCTGCTGAAATTGCAGAAATGCGACCACCGTTTGCTCTTCCAGCAAAAATAGGATCTGCAAATTCAATCACTTTACCCGGCAAAGGAATATGGCCGTCTAATCCAACTTTAAAAGTCACAGTACGTGTTTCAAGTTGTTCAGACTTTAAAGCCCACAAGCCTGCTCGTTGTGCTTGCCCACGCGATGTGCACCCCCACGCATCAAGTTCAAGTAAGCGCACCTGTTTCATTTCAGAAATGGCTTTCTCATCACGCACAAATTCATATTCAGTCTTATAGTGATTGGCTGGGTTATCCCAAGCTACTTTTACTGCATTATGTCTATCACGGGCACGTGTACCATTATGATCCGGCTCCCCGATAATATTTGCACGGGTATATGTGAAATAGGTATCTTGTGGAATATCAGCATCACAAACAATGCTATCCCCATCCCAATAAGTAATAGCTCGAAAAACACCAGCTAATTTTGTAAGAATGCTATAAGCATCTTCAGCGCTCTGAAGATAAATGTTACATGTGAAACGTGGTTCTTGACCGCCCAACCCGTCTGGTACCAACTCATCACAGTATTGGGCTAAACGGTATAAAGACCATTTATCAAGCATTCCATCTGTAATTCGCTCACCAATTCCATACCGCTTAGATGTGCAAAGATCATAGTAAATCCAAGCCGGGTTGTTTGAATATGCGCGTTTAAAAGTACCATCCCACATGCCAACATATTCGCGGGTTTCAGGGTTGTAGTTCGTTGGGACTTTGATTTTTACACCCTTCAAATCAACCGCTAATTTTGCGACTGATCCACCGAATGTTTCAGCATCGTATTGCAGTGAAACTAATGCGGTATTTGGATAGCGTAATTTAGCGTCTATAACTTCAGTGACAGCCTTAACATACATTTTGTCGCTGATATATTCGGATGTTGAGTTGGGAGTAATTCGGCGAACACGAACGAGCCAGCCTGAATCGGCTTTGGGTAAGTCAATACGATGTGGACGCTCATAATTATCAGATGTTTTATCTGAAATTTTTGCTCTTAATACTTCTGACCATGCTCCGCCATCAGTTTGCAAGTCCACCGCGTATTCAATGGTATAGCCAGTAACATCACCCGTTGTTGGGTCTTGGTTGCGTAGTGGCCCCCAACGTAAACGTAAACGTACTGCATCAAGATCTAGGTTGTTAAAAGAGCGCACCCAAGGTGTAGATGATTTAAGCTCTACGTCAATCGGGATTTCATTTTCAACTGCCGGGAAGCCTTCAATGTATTCTTGATCGTTTGTTCCGGATCTAAAATTAACAGTAACGTTTTCAAAGTTCTTGTTGCCGTTTTCATCTTGCAACGGAGTATCTTCAAGCAAAATTGATTGATAGCCGTTTGCTAATCCCTCGACTTCACCCTCCGCTAGACCAATCAACTCTTTTATATAAGTTTTAGATTGTGCGGAGTCTGGTGCAACTACTGGTTGTCTTGGTTGCTGGTTTCCCTTTTTTGCGCCTTTTACCATCACTGTCATATCAAATCCCACGCAATAAAAAAGGCGCCAAAAAGCGCCTATAACTAACTTAAAAATTACATCTGATCTTCTGGATATTGACCAGCACTTAAAACGAAGCCGCCGACTTCACGTCTACCATAGAGAATCGGTACTGGGTAACCTTGCGCTGCTGTGGTTACTGCACTCCCAAAACCAAAGTTTGCCCGGTTACCGTCTTGGTTTTGATTTTGATTAGTTTGGGCTTTCGGCATGAGCATTGATGCAATACCTCCCATAGCCATGCCTGCACCAGCGCCAATTAATGCAACACCGTAAGCTGAAGACGTACCGCCAGTCATCACACCTGCAACAATCAGAACTACTCCAAGAACTAATTGTAAGAC